CAACGCGTAAGACCCATGTAGGGTAGGGGAGGGAGTACCTTTTTGTTTCTTTGTGCTGATTTTCAGCGGCTTTCAGGCTGTATGATATTTATACATACATAGGACACCAGCAGGCAACGTGTGCGTGTTTATTCCTGGCTTGTGGTATAGGTATACATATAAAAAAAAGCGGGGTTCAGAATGAAGTTGCGGCTGCACAATTAAGCGCCTACTTAGCTGCGTGATGTTAGTTTTATATTGGCTTACTGCGTGCAAAAAAAAAGCAGCCTCGCGGCTGCTCTTGTAGATAATTTTATGCCAGTGTCAGTGCATAACGCGTATGTAGTCCATGTAGTCTGACTGCTCGCGCTTGGTCAGCTCTACCCATTTTATTTTATTAAATGGTTTTTTGTATTTGATAGACATTCTGCGAATAAACAACTTTTGCATAAATGCGTCTATATGGTTTTTGATATGTTTCATAATAGGTAGCCCCACTCGTCAACTTTCTCTTTTGCTTGTTCTTGCTCAAACAACCAAGCGTCTGCCTGTTCTGTTAAATAAGAATAAATAGCTCCTACGATTTGCTGATTTATATCATCTGCCCCAAATTCATCTGTTCTATGCCATAGCTCATTATTGTTGGCAAAAATCATAATTTGGTCATAGGTATAAACTGAAATATTAGAATCTACATACTCAGACACTAAGTCCTGTGGATACGCATGCTCAAGTATTTCTTCCTTTTTATCTTCTAACTCAGCTATCAAGTCCTGAGTTATGTGATACAAAGAATATCTTTTATTATCTGCTTCTGTCTCTAAACCTTTGAGGGCTAGAGCTTCAATTTGATATTGCGATAAGTCTCTTAATTTGTCGTTCATTCAACTTTCTCCTTATTAGTGTTAATACCAATGTATACATAATATTCTATGTTTGTATACATGTCAAACCTTAACGTTACAAGCATATAAACTATTAAAAATTTTAGCTCCCTCGCTGATCGTATATTCTTGCTCCTGGTTTTTATAACGTTCGTAATTAGTTTCTGTTAACCACTCGCGGAAATTATGCTCCGGCGTTTCTTTCACTTCATAAACGTATTTTTTTACTGCGAACATTTACTCTCCTATATTTTTAGCATGAGTAGACCAATAAGAAATAAAATCCCGTAATACCTCTAAATCTTTTTGTATGCCGGTTTCTTCTTGAACGTCTTTATATATTCTTGCGTCAACAACATAATCGATTTTTTGGTAAGCTTTTTGCAGCCTTTGTAAATCTTCTATTAAAAAATTTTTTAATCTACTCATAATATACTCTCCTCTTCTTCATATCTGAATCTATGCAAAGTTTCTTTTTGTATAGTTAGTCTGTTTATGACATTATCTAAAATACCTCTATCTCTTGTCCTATTTTTAGGTAGTAACCCATCTTTTTTTATAATTTTTAAGACATCTACTAACACTTCAAGATTATTTTCTGCTTCTCTTGTTGCTCGAAAAATATCCATTATTCACTCCACTCTTGTCTATTACCATTCATATCAACAGTCGAAAATAATTCTATAAATGGTTCGTCATAATCTAAACCTGAAGTAAAAATCTCAAATTCATCTGAGGTTAAATCTTCAGGATGGTCATCCCATATATCGTAGGGAAAATATAAACGGATATCAGCATTTGGATTTATATTCTCTAGCTGTTTGATTAACTGCTCAACTTTCATCATTTATCTCCTTATTTAATTCTAAACGTGTGCGGATCAAATTTAACTCTTCGATCATATTTTTTTGGTCTAATAATAGGCGGTTAATTATTAGTCTGAGTTCGTGATTTTCTGCTATCCATTCCGCCTTTTTTTTCTTGGGATAGTCAATAAGAGTTTTTATAATGTTGTTATCGTTGAAATCGGTAAATTTAACTTCCATCATTAGCCTCCTAATATTCGCTCTCTAAATATAGATTGATACTACAGTCGTCATTAAACGCTAAATACTCTTTTTTATAAGTAGTTTTATTTCTGTTTATTACGGGCGTGCCAAATTTATTTGTTTTAATCTTGCCGTCTCTGGTTTTTCGATAAACATAGTTTGGCACATAATACTTAATTTCCGGCGTACAATAACTATAGTCTGTAAAATCAGCTTGCATGCCGTATTTTTTCTCAACGTAATCTTCTAGTGCTAATAGAATTTCAAATTGATCTAACTCTATTTTCATAATTAACCTCCTAAATTAATATATATGTATACTATATATTGTATACAAGTTTGTCAACTTTTTGTGAATTTTTTTATATTGTATTGCATTGATCGAGCGAACAATTTTTTTGTGTAATGCTTTTTCTTGCGTTTTATGAGCTTAAACATGTCAGCATAATAAGGCAGCGTTGATTTTTTATAATTAAAAAATTTCGATGTATGCCAAATGGCGTTTAGCTCGCCGCCTTTTCTGTTAAACAATGTTAGGCCGCCGCTTTTATTTTTTAGCCAGAAATCACCTTTTTTAACAACTCCGCCCCTCTTTTGTGCTTGGCCGTAACTTTTGGCTCTGTTATAGGTCTTATCAGGCGAAATCAAATTAGCGCGTTTTGGTGTTTTTATTTTGTGTCTGCCTTTGTCAATGGTGTATTTCAAATAATCGTATTGCGACACGCCAGAAGAACTGGCCTTGCTGTTCAAGAACACATGCGCCGTCAAATTTTTTAGAGTTGATCTTTTAAAACGCGCAGCCCTGGCGGTGTAAGGGCGCAACGCGTTGCCCTCGCTTACTATGTCTGTTTTTTTTGCTGTTTTTTTGAAATTTTCTTTCAAATCAAAAGCAACAGTATCAATGACAAATTTTATAGCGTGATTCGTTGCCCTGTTTATCCCTTTAATATTTTTGTTGAATTTGCGGGTATCGAAATTAAGTTTTATTTCCATGCTCTAATTAAATTAAATTAAATTAAATTAAGCAAATTAAATTAAATTAAGCAAATTAAATTAAATTACAAAGGTGGGTAGCAACTACAAATATATTAACGGGAGGTTAAAAGTTACTACCCGAGAACTCTAATTAAATTAAATTAAATTAAATTAAATTAATTAACTTGTTGAGATACCAGCGTGCTTTTTCTAAATCTTGTTTAGAGTTATGCCCGTTTTTATATCTCCATCTGTGCATATATTTTATCACATTACCTTCCAAATATGCTGTAAATCCTGCACGTCCAAGTTGTTGTTCTATATAATTTATACACTCAACACCACCCTGTTTATAGTGTGGGGGATGATTAACAACATCTTGTGTTTTTTGTGTCTCAGCAGTCGGACTTGTACTTATTGCACTTTCTCCGAAAGGTTGATTAATAGTGTCTTTCGACTCTTCCATTTTTCTTCTTCTCCAAAAAATCCAGTTGCATATCATTTCCCCCCACACCACAACACACTATATAGTGTGTGTGGGGGTGGGTGGTAATATAGCAACATGGGGTCATTCAAAATATCTTTTAGGGTTGTGTTTCCAGGTCTTTATCATCTCTTCTGTGATTTGCCATTCGTCATTGACGCGCTTCGCTGATTCTACTAAGCGGTCAATAGCGACACTCGCACTAGGCGCTGATGAACGTATCTTTTCATAATTGTTGCGCATATAGGTTTCAATGTCACCTTTGCCGTCTTTCGACACATAAGAAACTATATTTGTACTCTGATCTATTCTGAAAGTTATAGGTTTATCGTATAAACCAATACGTCTGTTCTTCTTGAACTCTAATTCATAAATTCCGTCAACGTCTTTTGTTAGTCTGATGATAGTGTCAAAATGTATTTGTTTCGTAATGTTGCCATACAATTCTTCTGATCTATTTAAGTGATCGACAAACAAGCCCGTAGTTTTATGTCTACGAAAATTAAACAACAGCGGCCGCAGATGTTTGATATATTCTTCTGGGTCATTGAAAGATTTAAGCGACATCACAGAAAAAATATTGTCGACAATAGCCAAGTCAACGCCAAACAGATTAGTAAAATTAAGCAGATGATTTTGTGACTCTTCGTCTGTTAAATCAAACCGGTAGTCCTGTTCGACCTGATTAGTAATAAACAAATTCTTCAAGAAAACCTCTTCCTTATCACTAATATGTGTGCGCTGTAAACGTTCTGCTATGACACTTTCTGGCATCTCTGCGTCTAAATAGAACGCGTTTATTTGGTTGTCCATTTTAATTGGCTCAATAGGCAGATTAGCAAATTGTCGACCAGTAACAGCACTTATTGCTAACAAGAGTGAAACTAAACTTTTACCTAAACCAGTAGCCCCAGCTAACAGGATTTGATCGCCTTTGGCAAACAAATCTGTAATTAACCAGTCGACAGGGGGATATTCACGCCCCCTGACAACGTGTGCCATATTGACTGTAAATGGCGATTTAGGTATATCAGCCATCTAAAAAGGAATATCGTCTTCTTTTTTATCCTCTACTTTCTCTCCACCAAAGCTATTATCAGGCTCGACAAAAGGATCGACTTCAGGCTCAACAACAAAACTGGCAGGCCTGTCAGCCCACTTAACAAACTCTAAAGTTGGTCGATAGTTGTTATATTTACCTACACGTTCGCTGCCTGCATGTTTAAAAACCGCCACTTTGTTTTGTGCGTCTTTGTTATAATCAGGCGCGTTCCAGGCTTGCTTCATAGCGTCATACCAAGCCATCCATTCTAATAAAGTAAACCGCCTGTAACACATGACACCCAACTCCGTTGTGTATAAGTAACACTCAAAAGCCTTAGTGTAGCCGTCTTTCACAAAGGTTTCCATATCAGGATTTGGCACACCAGTGACTTCATCCCAAATGTATTGATAGCCTTCTTTTTCATCGTATCTTCCCAAACCTGTTTGTACAGTATCAGGACACATTGCAAAGGTAGAGAGATCAATCGCACTACCTGTCGAGTCGATAAATTTGCCGAGCTTATGATCGTGTCTTACATACATAGATTCGATCCCCTCGGACTTGTCATCATATTGAAATTCCATAGAACTCCTCCCATAAATTAAGTTGCAACAACCTAGCTACAACTGCAATTTATACTGAACTTACGAGGGCAGATTGCGCCCGTAATTTTCGTATAAATATCTAATTAAACCAACCAGACTTGTTTCCTGCTGTTTGGCTGTATCTTTCATTTGTTCGTGTAATTCTTTTTCAATTAGTATCGAACGCCTAGTGTCTATTTTTTTTATTTTTTGCATGTTCATTGTCACATAATAAAAGTATACTTTTTTAATGTCAAGCATTGCATTGTATACAAATTAAAGTATGATGTAATTAAATTAAGGAGAAGAAATGGTAGGAAAAATTACACCCGATGATAAATGCACTTGCTCGAACTTGTTTTACATTATGGGCGGTGTTTCAAAATGGTCGACACCTAACAAAGTTTTAGACCAATGTATTAGAGCCAAAAATGGTGAAAACGTGCGAACAGCACAAAACAGCGTACAAGAAGTCGGAGATGCTTTAGAATCAACAGTAGCCGAGCTGACAGCAAAACGACTAGGCCTCACAAACCTAGACACACAAATAACAATACCGGTGAAACATAAAGACTTACCACTTTGGGGTTCATTAGATGCTACTGCTTACGCAGACAGCCTAACAATAGAACCCGACACAGACGCAGACATTTACACAGAGACAGGCAAGCCAATGTTTTTACAAGGCAAGGGTGTGATAGAGATAAAATGCACAGCAGACTGGCCAAGTGAAGATGGCGTGCCGCAAGCCTTTCGTGGCCTGGTACAGGCTAAAGGCCAAATGGCTTGTAGTCCAGACACAAACTGGGCGGTTATAGCAACCTTATATAGATCAACCCTGCTGCAAATTTATGTCATGCACAGAGATGATGAGTTTGAGGAAAAGCTGGCTACAAAAGTTTTAGATTTCGACCAGAGAATACAAACAGAAAACTATTTTCCAGCGTTTTCACAGGAGGACACTGCTATGTTATACCCAACACCCGAGCCTGGGTTGTCAGTTGACCTGACGAGCGATGATTGTGGTTATCATTTAGACAGAATCTATGACAACCAAATAGAAATTAAAAAATTGTCTGACGAAATTAATGAGTCACAAACCTACATCCAAGACGTTATGGGGCAGGCAGAACGAGGCGGCAACGATAGATTTGCTGTCACTTGGGGTTCTATAACTTACAAACCAAAGCCAGAAAAAATAGTGCCAGCGAGTGATGGTTATACTATTAGACGCAAATCAGTAACAGTCAAAAAACTAGACCTCTGACCAGTCTTTGCCCTCAAAAAGCAAAGCCTCTGCTTTCCTGCGCCTAACCAAACCCTCTAAAACTTCACCATTTGCTTTGTTCCAACGTTGAATTTCATGCGGCACATCTACATAATCACCTGCATTGAGTTTGACCAGTAAGGTTGAACTTATTAAGTTGCCTGCACCCAAATTATATACCCAGGCCACTAATGCATCGAACTGATGTTGCTGCAGCTCAACCTTAACCAAATCATTAATATAATCCTCATACTCTTCTAGCTCGACATCTAACATGTGTTCAGCGTGGTCGTGTGACCAGATATCGCCCTCTTTTACATCTTTCGTGAAGCCAAATCCGATTGTCCAAACTCCTGCCGGACATTTGTAAGCCTCAAGCTCACAGCCCTCGAACTTTTTTATGAGGGCTTTACCCTCTTCTGATATTTTCATTTTACCCCCGTATTTCGGTTTAATTTTTTTATAAATATTACGCCCAGACCTTTTCTTTCTTGCCGCCCCAATATTCCACAGCATGTCCTTCTTTAATTAAGGTTTGGCAAATATCTTCCCCATCTGCTGTATAAGGCACGCCTAAGATTCTGCCGTATTTACCCTTACCCAAACTCTTGACCATCAAGTTTTCACCGCATAATTCTTTGAGCCTGGCTTTTGCTGCTAAACCCAAGGCTTTCTCTGCTAAGTTACGCGTCCTCGATTCTGGCGTATCTATGCCCGCAAGCCTCACTCTCTGTTTACGCAACCAAACGTTGAAGCCTAAATCTATATGGACATCGATAGTGTCACCATCAATCACTCGATCTAATTTGCAGTTATATGTAAATGCCTCAACCATGTGTATATATTTTAAGTGGCTTGCTTTTGCCTTTTACCTTTATTGGTTTTAATGATTGTAACCTATATCCGCAATATTTTTCAGTTTCCGCGCTAATTAATATATCGACCCCTTGTTCTTTTGTAGCACTTTCGAGCCTAGCTGCTGTATTTACTGAGTCACCTATGGCAGTATAATCGAATCGTGAATCTGACCCCATATTGCCTAACACAGCTTGCCCTGAATTTATCCCGATACCAATACGAATACCTAACTTTGCTTTTTTTATTTCGTCTAACATTTCTATACCTGCTTGAACTGCTTTCTGTTCATGGTGTGGTAAATCTATAGGCGCATTAAATATCGCCATCATAGCGTCACCTATATATTTGTCGACCATACCTCCATGCTTTTGTACTACATTTTGTTGTATTGTCAATGCCTTGTTCATAATGCTAGTGACTTCTTCTGGTGTCAGGCTTTCGCTCATAGCGGTGTAGCCCCTTACATCTGTAAACAAAAATGTGCAATATCTTTTTTCGCCACCTAGTTTTAACAAGTCAGGATTATCTTGCAGGCGCTTGACCTGTCGAGGATCAAGATAATGCTCGAACTGTTTTTTTATCTGTTGACGCAGTTTGTACTGCTTACGGAAATTAAGATAGTAAGCAACACTACCTGTTACAAATTCTGCTAGTAAAGTGTAACTAAAATCTAATAAAAGACCGGTTCTGACGATATAAGCTCCATATACAGCCGTAGAGCCAAATATCAAGAAATTAAGGGTAACAGACCAGCGCAGTCCTGCAAAAGAGCTTACAAGCCAAATTAAAAAGCATAAAATTAATAAAGCAGACAACTCAGCTACTAAGTGCCAATAAGGTATATAAGGGCTGTCAGTAATTAACATTGACTCTGCTAGGGCGGCTTGTATTTTGTGTGGCTCGAGCAGACCAACAGGTGTGGCTAGTTGCGGCATAACGCCCTTGGCTGTCACACCAACAAAAACAAACTTATCTCTGACAGCCATTTCTCGAAGTGTAGTTTGTGGCGTATCGACCCAGCTAATCCACTGTCGACCCAGACTGTCAACCTTGGTTTGTGGCAGACCTCGAACCCTAATCTCTTCGATACCAGCTGTATTAGTTTTAATGATAAAAGTATCAGCTCCTACCAGGCTTTTTAACACCTGCGTGCCAAAACTAGGAATCCAGCCGTCAGGCGTTTGTAAAAGCAAAGGCAGCCTGCGTACCAGATTGTCTACATCTACTGGCGCTGACACCATGCCTTCTAAAGCAGTGTTAGCGATCATAGGTATATTAGGCATATAGCCTTGGAGTGCTATGCCGGTAGTTTCTTCACCTAATAATACTGTGCCTGTTGGTTTGGGGTATAAATTATTGTTTGTCTCGAAGGTGGCAACAACCGATTTATGCAGTTGTATAGAATTTAGGAACTGGCTGTCACCACCAAACCTGTCTTTGTCTATAAATGATATAACAAAACCCACGCCTAATGCGCCTTTTGCCATAATTTCATCGTTTATTTCCGCCAGTCTTTGTCTTGGAAACGGATAACCACCCTCTGCCCTAACATCACTGTCAGTTATATTTAGTATGGTGAAGTATTCGCTTGGTTTATGTTTCTTTGTCAGTGCATCAAAAGTTTTTAGTTTTAATATTTCTAGTGCTGGCAGCTGCATACCTAGCGGCAGTGCTAAAATACAAATTAAAATTAAACCTATTCTTATCATGGGTTCTGTGTAATTGTTATGCTTGAGGACGAACCACCATTTATTTTTACTGTCCTGCTGACACCATCTTGTATAAAGATTACAGTATAGGCCGCACTACTATCTAAGTCTAAATAGGCCTGTTGGTTGACGACACGCTGCATAGTCAAGCGTTCACCTTGGATAAAAGTTGTAATCTGAGTCTCAGTATCTTGGCCTATGCTTGTGCCACTGATGTTGGCTGATTCTAGGTTAATTGCTAATTGATCTTGCTCCTCACTTGTATCTAATGCATCTAACACATCTAGCAAGTCTTCTAAAAAATTAACATCTAAGTAGTCTATATCTAGCTCTGTAAATTCAAAGTCTTCATCTAACTGCAAAAAGTCTTCTGCTAAAAAATCAACGTTAAGGTCATTGTAATCTAAGTAATCTGCTGTTTGTGTAACACTCTGCTCTTCCTGTTCTAGGACTTCTTTCGGCGGATTTATAATTAACATATTGTCAATGAAATTAAGGTCAATAGATAAGGTGACTGGCTTAGTAGGTTTGGCCTCAAACACGCTTGTAGTAGTTGCTTGATAGGGTTGATTAAGGGTTACTTGACCTGCTGCGGTTGACACAATTATTTCACCACTAGCATTACCAAACTGGTCAGGTAGCAAGATAATTAAACTAGAACCGAACTCTGTGGTTGTAACAGTAAAATCTGTACCTAATATGGCAATCTCAGCGCTGTCTGTTGTGAGCTTGACCTTTTGCTTTTCTAACGCTCCACTAATAAATCTGATAGTGCCAGAAGCAAATTTTAGGCTCATAGAGCTGTTGTTTTGGTTGTAGATATACTCGTCTATGACCAAGTTAGAATGTTCTGTTAGACGGACTTGTGTGTTGTCTAAGAAAGTAATAGCTACACGACCTGCTCTAGTCTGTACGTTGTCGTATGATTCTATGGCAAAATCTAAGACTGCTGGGTAAGGTTGGTCTCGCACAATTTGGCCAAAGCCTCTAAGTTCGGAAATGTCGCCTATTGTGTCAGCATGAAGTGGCAGTGCCACCATCATTTTGCACAATACAGAAAGTGCTATTCGAACCATTAGCAGTTATTTTAAGGTAGTCTCTGGCTAGTGTCGAAGCCTGTGTTATGTTGTAGGTGTTGCTTGAACCATCTAAGTCTAAATAAAAGTAAGCAGAGTCGCTAGATGTCGTACCAGCATAACCGCTGCCAGTAAAATTAAGGGTGTTGCTATCACCAAAAACATCAACGTAAGATGTAGCATTCTCATAATCGATGTCAAAACTAAAAGTGTTGCTATCGCCCTCAATCAACCAGTCTAGGTCTAAATATGAGGCATTATCGTTCTCAGCTATCGCAAGATCAAAGGTGTTACTGCTGCCAGTAGTTTGTATGTTCAAATTAACATAATCGCTACTGTTAGCACTTAGACTGTTCATCACTAGATCGAAAACATTGCTGTCGCCAGCAAAGTTCCAATAAGCTGTGACGTTGTCGCCGACAAAATTATCAGCTCTGAAAATATTATTAGCACCGATTTGATTGATGGTTAGAGTCATGTCGCTACCACTCAAACCCAAAGCGGTAAGGCTACCGGACGTTGCGTTAGTGCCACCCATGAGGTTAGAGCTGCCTAACTGCTCTAACTTTATTGCAGCGTTTGAGCCTGTCTGTGAGACAAAAATCTCATTGTCTGCATGCACCAATAATGATAAGAAAACTATAATTAAAAATCTCATAAGTTTTTCACCGACCAGTAGCCTCGTTCAATGCCCTGTTCAATTATATTTACTATACCCATTTCTATAGCGCTTTGCAAAGCTATAGATTTGCTTTCATTCATAACATTACCTGTCTCAAATTCTACTAATTTAGTGCCATCGGCTATATATCTAAATAAATCGTTAGACAAGCCAACAGATAAGATAGTTTTAGTTGTCAGGTTTTCTAGCAGAACTTCACCTGTACTTACAGACACAACACGCATAGCGACCACAATAGTATCTTCACGATATTGCTTGCTATTGCCTATGCCTAAGTATCTAGCACCCGCACCGCCAGAAAGCAAATTAGTGTTGTAATCTATAACACCACCCTCAAACAATATGCCGGCAAACAACAAAGGCAACTCTTTAGTTTCATCATCAAACTTTTGCCTGGTTGATCGTATAATTTGACGTTCTCTTGTTATATGGTCTATGCCGCCGCGTTCGACCACACGAAAAAATCTGGATTGTTTTAAAGCACGAATTAAGTAAGTTTCAGGAGCTTGCGTCATGGCAGTCGAAAAACTTGCATAACCATCTATAGACTTACGTTGACCCGTCAGGTCTTGAAACTTGTAGACAGCTACAATGGGTTGCACGCTGGCAATACCAACCTCTTTGATAGCATCAGTGACAGGCTCATTTATAAAAGCAGATTTAGAGAAGCATTGTGCCTTACCCACAATAGTAACGACATCTTTGTAGTCGTTGTCAGGATTAGTTAAACAGGGCGAGATATATTCTCTGTGGGTAGCGCAATTAGTCAGTAAAACCGAAACTATTAATAGGGATAGTAATTTCTGTTGTTGTGCCATCTAAAGTATTATATATGCTTAACGTAATAAATTCTCCATCGCTATCCCAACTTATCACATTGTCAAACAACACAAACGACCCTGTTAGTTGTGGGTCATCAGAGAATAAGGATTCTGTGATTTGGCGAGAGATGTTCGACAATATTCTTGATTGTAAGTTGTTTTTCCATCTTTCTAGCAAGGTATTGTTTTTTTCTCTGAGTTGTTCTTCTAGCTTGGCCTCTAGCTCAAGCCTAATAGTTTCACTTCTAGTAAACTCTTGATTCTCTATAGTAAGATAGTGTGCTGACGTGCCTATGCCACTGAAAGACGGAGACTTAAACTGGAACTTGATTTCGTCAGCGAAGAGGGGCAGTGCAATTAAAGGGATCAAAAATATAGCACAGCCCATTCGCTTATGTTTGCTAGTATAGTAATCGTCAATCTTTTCTTTGGTCATCTCTATCTGCCTTGGCTATTTTGTTTGGCTCTATAAGTTGTGGCACACCTAAAATAGTCTTAATTAAAGTGTCCTGTCTTATAATCTCGTTGTCAAGACTTCTAATTCTGTCTATCAGGGCTACCAGGATGCCATGTTGTGAGTCTAATTTAGTGCCTAGCCTTTGTTCCATAGCGCTGATTTGTTCTGCTACTTTTTCGTCAACAACATCTAACTTGCTCTCCATGCCATCGACAATACGCATAATTAATTTGTAAATAAAAAAGCCTAAACCAATAGCAGCAGCTATCGGAAACCCTAATTGTTGAATGACAAGGATTATATCTTCCATAAGGAGAAAGGGCTGGATTTATGAAAACACTAGGAAAAAATATGATATATATAACAGATTTAACCAGCCCTTATTTCTTCTTCTTTTTGACCCTTACTTCTTTGTATGCCTCGTTGACACCGATTGTTGATTTGTCATCGGCAACATACTGTCCTTTCTTATTTCTGGCGCGCACTTTTTTGCGATGCGTGCCAGTCATAACGTCTATAAAATTATGCCACCAACTCATGTTTGTTCTGGTTGATTAACAACTGCATTCAATTCTAGCTGATTACATTTACCTATATAAAAATTAAGGGCTTTTTCCAGGTTTTTAAGCTGTGCCTCTAACTCTTCATAAGTGGGTTTTTTACTTTTTTCTTCTGCCATTAGTAACTCCTTTTCTTAATGATAAATAATCGACAAAGTTGTAAAGCTGAACGTTCCAATTAGCTTTAGGCGTTGGGTAAAAACGAATTATGATGTTAGCTAACCCAACGAAAGCTAACACATAGATAATTAAGTCAAACACAAACATTATGAAGCCCAAATAGCAGCACAGACTGTTTGCACTAAAGCATCCTCGCCAGAGTAATCAGTCGCAGCACCATCGTCAGCCACATACTTAGACAGGTGTTTTACTCTAGTTGCTGTGACAGGTAAGTCTGCATCAGAGCTATCATCTAACGTATCTTCGTACACAACCATCATGGTTTCATGTTTTGCATTTGCTGTGTCGGCAGCAGTGCTATCGGCTGGTGGGTAAACCTCTAACCTTTGGACTGCTGTAGTTTTTGTAATTGCCATAAATGTATTCTACCCTAAACTTCCGTAATTACCAATGCACCTGCGTCACTTACTGTCAATTTGTATTCTGTGCCATTAGCCGACAGTATATGTATGCCTTCACCCTCTTCATTTATGAATAAACTACCTGTGTTGATTAGGATTTCTTGCTGCGATCTTATTTTACCATTTACATCAAGTTTGTAATTCGCAGATGGGTTAGTTTTAGCAATACCGACAGAACCAGAAGATGATATGCGTATCCTCTCTTGGTATGCGCCTGAACTAAAATTATCGAAAGCTGTTTCTGTGAAACCTGACGCGTTTATTGTCCTTATTCTGGACTGGACTGAGCTAGAGCCGAGAACGAACTCATTGCCTGCAAAGGTAGCACTTTGATCTGACCCTAAAGTTAAAGCGGTTGCAGTTGAACCATTTCCACCTGTACTAAAAATTAAGGCATTACCACCCATAATTCTTGAATCAAAATCATCAGAGGTAGAATTTTTAAAATCTATGAATGCGCCACCAGCACTTCTAGTAAGTTCTAATGATCCATTAGTGACTGCAAATAACAGTTGATTTGAACCTGAAGTTAGAGTTATGTCACCATTACCAGCATAAGTGCCTACTTGCTGTATGTTTCTTGAGCTAGTAATAACATCTATTCCGCCTACTCTGTAACCACCTGTATTCAAAGGAGAAAGACTACCAGTAGTTGATGGTGAACCAGTTGAAACCCACTCACCTAAAACAAAACTACCATCAGCTAACATAGTCAAACTTCTTGAAACCCTTGAAGCCCAATGGAAATTAAGGTTAGGTGAATAGCTGTTTGCTGATTGGGCAGCACCTACTAACCCTCTTTCTCTGATTGAGATAGGTGATATTTGCCAATCGTCAGCATTAGAAGTTGCATGAGCTGAATGAAACTGATTTATACCTGAACCTGCATTTGCAGCTATACCATTTGTTGCTTGTATTTTTCCTGCACTATCTACATTAAAAGCAACATTATCATTTGTTCTAAAACTTAATTTATTATCGGTATGATCGTAAAATATCTCACCACTATTAGGGTCAGCATTATCACCAAAAGCAATCACTCCATATCGCTTACCATTACCTCTAAGTGTTATACCAACACCATCATCAGCCGAAGCTCCACCCTTAATGACCAAATCTTCAGCAAAACTATAACCTTGTCCGCCAGGGTCGGTAGTATTG